AACTAAACATGGGTGGCGTAATGAAGAACCGTGGTGGAACCTTCAAAGGCACATTTTAATGAACAGACTTTTTAAGATAAGAAGAAAGTTAAACAAAAAGCCTAGTAAAAAAGTAAGGATAGTCAGAAATAGGTTTTCTGATATACTAGCTCCAGGTAAAAAAAGAGTAACGAGGATTTCATAATGGCAGAAAGAGAAATAGCAGGCATGGTTGAAAAAGCAATGGGCGCTGGTGGAGATGTCATGCCAGATGATGAAAGTTTGGATATCGAATTACCATCGACCATGGAGCAGTTACCCGAAGGAATTGAACTTGCTACAGAAGAAACTGTAGAAGTTGTAGCTGAGCCATATAACCATGACGCTAATTTAGCAGAAGTTTTAGATGATTCTGTGTTAGGTGCGTTATCTTCAGAATTACAGAACAAAGTTCGAGAGGACATGGAGTCTAGGTCTGATTGGGAAGAAGCCATTGCCAAGGGACTAAATTTACTAGGTATTAATTATGAAGACAGAAGTGATCCTTTTCTTGGTGCGAGTGGGGTAACTCATCCATTATTGAATGAGGCAACAACACAGTTTCAGTCCCAGGCTTATAAAGAGATGTTGCCGAGTGGAGGACCTGTAAAGACTCAAGTATTAGGTGTAGCTACAAAACAGACTGAAGACCAAGCTCAAAGAATAAAAGATTTCATGAACTATCAGATTATGGAAGTCATGGAAGAGTATGATCCAGACACAGATCAGATGTTATTTTATTTACCACTTACTGGATCTACATTTAAAAAAGTTTACTTTGATCAAACTAAACAGAGGGCAGTTTCAAAGTTTGTTCCAGCCGAAGATTTAGTTGTTCCATACTCTGCGTCTGATTTAATGACAGCAGAAAGAGTGACACATGTAGTTAAAATGTCGTATAATGATCTTCGTAAACTACAAGTGGCGGGAGTATATAAAGATGTTGAACTATCTACGACAGATTCTGGAGAAAGCGAAGGCAGTATCCAAGGGACTACTGACGAGTTGCAAGGACTCCATCCAAACTATTCTGACGATGTGTATACACTTTTGGAAGTCCATGTGGATCTCGACCTCGAAGGTTTTGAAGACCCGAATGGCATCATGTTGCCGTACATTGTCACGATTGATGAAAATTCCAGTCAAGTTTTATCGGTGGTTAGGAACTTTAGGGAACAAGACCCATTAAGAAGAAAGAGACAATATTTCGTACATTTTAAATTTTTACCAGGTTTTGGTTTTTATGGTTTTGGTTTATTACACACAATTGGTGGTTTGTCTCGTGCAGCCACTTCAATTTTACGGCAGTTGATAGATGCGGGTACGCTCTCTAATTTACCAGCTGGTTTTAAGGCTCGTGGTGTTCGTATTCGTAATGACGATGAGCCTCTTAATCCTGGGGAGTTTAGAGATATAGATGTTCCAGGTGGTGATTTAAAAAACTCAATAATCCCCTTACCCTACAAGGAGCCATCTGGAACACTAGCACAACTTTTGGGTGTGGTTGTTGATTCTGGAAGGCGTTTTGCACAAGTTGCAGATGCAAAAATCAGTGATGTTAACTCACAAGCTCCAGTTGGAACGACAGTTGCCTTGATAGAACAAGGCTCAAAGATCATTTCGAGCATACATAAACGTCTACATTACGCACAAAAACAAGAATTTCGTATGTTGGCAGAGATTTTTTCAGAAAATCCAGTGCCTTATCCGTATTTTGTAGGAAATGTAGCACCAGAAGTGATGCAACAAGACTTTGATGGACGCATTGACATACTTCCAGTGTCAGATCCAAGTATTTTTTCTATGGCACAACGCTTGTCACTTGCCCAGACACAATTGCAAATGGCTCAACAAGCACCACAGATACATAATCAGTACGAGGCATTTAGAAGAATGTACGATGCACTTGATATTAAGAATATTGATAGCATTTTACCACCTCCACAACCACCTGCACCAGTAGATCCAGCGACAGAAAACGCTAATTCTATAAAGGCAGCGCCTTTACAAGTGTTTCCAGAGCAAGATCATGAGGCTCATGTCCGTGCTCATGTGACATTTTTGGCTACACCAGCGGCACAAGTCAATCCACAAGGGTTTGCCTTGTTACAAGCACATGTTCAAGAGCATGTTGGACTAATGGCAAGAGATCAAGTAACTAAATTCTTCCAAATTTCTGTAGAAGAAGCTCAAGCAAGGGGTGAAATGGTTCCTCAAATTGATCCAGCAGCGATTGAAGCAGCCATTGCACAACAAATTGGTGAAATATTGAATGAAGTGATGCCATCTCTACAACCACAGCAACAAGTTGACCCACTTGTGCAGATCAGACAGCAAGAATTAGAGAATGATACGGCTGAAATACAAAGAAAAGTGGCAAATGATCAAATGAACTTCCAAATTGATCAAGCAAAGCTAAAACAAGCGTTTGATTTGGCACAACAAAGATCACAACTACAAGAACAAATCGCAGAAGACAGAAATGATGTAAATATCTATAGGATAAATACGCAGGCCTCTCTAAAAGGTAGGTAAAGATGGATCCAGTCACTATATCTCTGGCTATGGGCGTAGCATCAAAGGCATTTGATGCAATAAAAAAAGGATTTGCAGTAGGTCGTGATATAGAACAAATGTCTGGAGACATCGGAAGATGGATGGGAGCTGTATCTGATGTTGATAACGCTGAAAAACAAGCAAAAAATCCTCCGTTGTTTGGCAAACTTTTCAAAGCGGGGTCTATTGAGGAGGCAGCTTTATCTGCGTATGCAGCCAAGAAGAAACTTGAGGAACAAAGGTATGAACTCAAGATGTTTTTAAACTTCACTTATGGCCCACAAGCGTATGATGACTTGCTTAAGATGGAAGGACAGATACGAAAAGAACGTCAACAGACAATTTACAAACAACAACAGCTCCGAAGACAGATAGGCGAAGCCATAACTTGGTTTATCGTGGTAGCTATAGTTGGTGGTTTTGCAGCATTAGTTGCAGGCATTTGGATGAAACAAGCAAAAGCAGAGAACTACATACAGATGACAGAGGGTTATAAATTCAAACCTAGAGACTACACAAATCAACAAAAGATATGGCAAGGTAAAAAAAAACGGTTAAGTATACAACTTGTAGGCTTAAAAAGAGGATTACGTCAAAATACACAGATAAAAGAGCGTGTATCTATCAAGGGGGTAATAAAACTTTTACCATGTTAATTGAAAGTTGGTGTCCAAAAAAGTATAAATGTGTGTATGATCCTAACGGTACAGAGCCAGATATCGATAAAGTCATGGAAAGTTTACGAAGTATAGGCAAAAAATGACACAGAAAAAATTACAAAAAGATTCTATTTTAAATCAATACGATCTTGATGGTGACAACACAATCACAGACGAGGAACTCCAAAGAGCAAAAGAGATCAAGGAGACAGAGACAAAATTACGCAAAAATCTTGCACAATTACGCATGGCTAGATACACTCTTATAGGTATGGGAGTTTTTACAGTTGCAATGTTCATAGTTCCTATAGAGCGTGTGCAGGCGTTGGCAGATATAAGCAACCTATTTTATATATCAGGCGCTGGTATAGTGGGAACTTATATGGGAACAAGTGCATACATGGCAAAGAACGGAGTTAAATAATGTTACAAGCGTTGATAGGTCCAGTCACTGGACTACTAGATAAGTTTATACCAGATGCAGATCAGAAGGCGAAGTTGGCTCACGAAATAGCTACCATGTCTGAAAAACATGCTCAGGAAGCGTTACTCGCTCAGTTAGAAATCAACAAAGCTGAAGCCGCTAGTGGTTCTATATTCAAGGGTGGATGGCGACCAGCAGTTGGTTGGGTCTGTGCGATTGCTTTTGCCTATCATTTTATTGTAAAAGATCTAATTATATTTGGTGCAAGTTTCGCTGGTTTAGAATTACCAGATTTGCCTGATTTCGATATGGGTACACTTTTAACTGTTCTCGGTGGCATGTTAGGAATCGGAACGCTCAGAACCTATGAGAAGCAAAAGGGACTTACCAAATAACACAAGACTTATTTAGACATTTAAGGATACATACGATGACTAAGAAAAATAAAGTTAAAAAAGTTATGAAAGGCTTACAAAAAGCTAGTAAGACACACGCACAACAAGCTAAAATTTTAAAGAGTGTTTTGAAAAATGGCAAAAAGAAAAGATCCTAAAGTTGGAACTGGCAAAAAACCAAAAGGTTCGGGCAGAAGATTATACACGGATGAGAATCCAAAAGACACAGTTAGAATCAAGTTTGCCACGGAAGCAGACGCAAGAGCAACAGTTGCAAAAGTTAAGAGAATCAATAAACCTTATGCGAGAAAGATACAGATACTTACAGTCGGTGAGCAGAGAGCAAAGGTCATGAAGAAGAATAAAGTGGCTAGTATTTTTAAAAAAGGTAAAGAATCTATAAGG